AGGTAACTCTTCGAGATTATCTCCCCATTCGCTGCAAAGGTAAGCTAAGCATTCCGCTTATGCAAATATCTCACAGGGGCTATGCCCTCGCCCGCTGTGGCTTTCGGTAGATCTGAAAGCGGCGCACCACGCACCGACGCCCCTCGTACTTTCGACCCTCTCTCACGCCAGCCCTGTAAAGTGCCTGCACCGAGCAGCCCACCTCCGACGGCGTGAAGTGGTCGAAGATAGCGGCCAGCGAAAAGAAGTAGTGCGAGCGGTCGCTGTGTCCCTCGGGAGCGTCGTGAAAGCGCACCTCATAGGCGTAGTAGACACTCTTACTCATCGCACCCGTCGATCATTATGTGGTAAGCGTCGCGCGTGAGGTCGACGTCGTAGAGTGCGTCGTGGAGCTTGTCCTCCGAGACCGATACGCCGAGCTGCGCGGCCACGGTCGAGAGCTTGAAGTTCGGCATCAGTGGTCGCTCGGCGAGCAGGTACTGCGACGCCAGCACCATAACGTCGACGGAGTTCGACCAGAACCACGAGCCGAAGTAGTTGTCGCCGTTTTGTAGGAAGAAGCCCCGCAGGAACTGGTTGTCAAAGGAGGCGTTATTATAGCACACGAGGAAGAACTTATCCGTCTTGTTGTACTTATTAACGTAACGGGCGAGTAGGGCGACGAGCTTTCCATAGACCTCTTCCATAGGTGGGTAGGCGTCTATCTCCTCACGGGTGACGCCACCGACGGCGAGAGCCTCGTCCAGTATCTCGGCTTTGGGGTTTGGGCGCACTTTGAAGTCAAAGCGCTCCTGCTCGACGCCGTCGACCTCGACTATTCCGCTTATCTGGTGTATGCCATGCCTGGCTGGGTTCGTTCCCGTTGTTTCTAGGTCAAAAAATAGTAGTTTCATATTTATATTGTTAATTAGTCTTTGATGCCTAGCATTTTGCAGATGATGTCTAGGCGGTGGTCTTCTGCCATACTTTCAAGTTTTTCGACCCTACAGGGCTCGAAAACATTGGACGTTTTAGAGGCTTCGCCAATCATAAACTCATCGGGCTTGTCACCATCTAACAGTTCCGCCTCTTTGTTTTCAATAACTGCGAATAATCTACCCTCTAGCCTAAGACCACGACCTTTACCCCAATTGCTATCTATCCTGATAGTGTAGTACACTAATATGTTATCGAAAATCTTTACACGGTTAGCTCTGTGTATACACTCCATCCTATTGTAGGAAGTGGTTCCATCATGTATCACCCTCCACACCAGTGGGTTCTTTGCGAGCTGTGCTCTTACGTCTTCTCGAGTCATGATTGTTGTCGTTGTTAAAAGTGCGCCCCGCACAGCTTTACCCAAGCAGGGCGCACTCGTGGTTAGTTATGCGTTGCGTTCGCTCTTGAGCTTCATGATAGCCCTTGACGCCTCCTCCCATTCGCCACCGAAGACGTAGGTAATGGCGCTCTGTGCTGTGTCGCTTAGAGGCACTTCCTTTGCTATCTCCCGTAGCTCCTTGAGTAGCTCGGTGTAATCCTTCTTGTCTGCTTCAAAGCCGAGCCGTTCAGCCTCTTGGCACAGATAGATATTCCTCATCAAGATGTGCGAGCCACCAGCACATAAGTACTTCACTACTCTTGTGAGCACAACACCTCGGAAGAAGTCGATACGATAGGTGACAAGCAGGTTGTCACACCACGCTGTCAGCACCTCTTTTTGTTCTTTGGTCATAGCTGTGCGTATTTAGTTGTCTTGCTTCTGCTTAATCTTCCGTATCTGGTGGAGCTGGGTGCGGAGGGCGTGTATCTCGGTCATTAACTTCTTGCGTTGTTCGTGCTTCTCCTTCTTCACCCGCTCGAGTTGCTGTTGGAGGTAGCGGTTGATATTGCTCATACTCTCCCGCAGGTAGTCCTTGGACTTGTGTAGCTCGTACACCTCACCCTCTAAACTCCAACAGCGGAAGAAGAGGAACACGCACAACACGGCTAATCCAAGGCAGACCACGAAGAGGGCGGCGGCGAATATTTCGATCGTCATAGTCATAGCTGTACATTCTTGGTTAGTAACTCTTCGGTGATCTCGAGAGCGTTAGGCTCAGCGTCTCGGTGCTTCGCCACTCGGAAGCGGGTGCCCTTGTCACCCGTCCAGCCCGTTAGCTCTCGGTAGGCGTAGTAGCCTTTCTGCAAGAATGGCAGGAGCAGGGCGTGCGCCTCGCCGTGGGTGAGAGCCTCACCCTTGCCACTATCCTCGATGCGCACGAAGCAGAAGGGGCTACCGTCCAAGCGCTTGACTATCTCTGTGCGCATTCGCTCTACATAGTCAGTCCTCACACCCCAACCCTTGTCGTTCTCGGGTATCTCGGTGGGTGTCACGTCCTCCGCTTCGGGTGAGGTGGTTGCCTTTGGCTCTCGCTCACTACGTTCGTGCCACAGCGTGAGCGTCGCTGCTATTGACCATACGAGTAGCCCACTGCAGGAGATGATGAGCAGGTCGATGATGTTGTCCGTTGTCATATCTGTTAGTATTTCTTCCCATGCAGTGCAGGGCGTGTTTCGTTGTACTTGAGCTTGAGTTCGATGTGCGTCATCAGGTCGACGCCGAGGTGGTCGCAGGTAAGCTCCAGCGATCTGATGACGTAGAGGATCGCCTGCCTGTGTTGATAGATACCACACATACAGCACGCCTCTTGCAGGATTGGCCAAAGCGTATCAGCAAGCGTTGTCTGCCCTTCAATGTGGAACGCAGATATGCTTATCCCTTCGACTACCTCCTTCTCCGAGAGTACGCCATCGCCAATAATCCACCCCAGCAGGTCGAGCAGGCGTATCACTGCGTCGGCCAGCTCATCTTCCACTCTATCCTTGACGAACCAAAGGAACGCTTGCGTAAACGTTGCGTCGGAGACCACTCGCAGGTTCTTTACCGCTCCGGGCGTGAGCTTCGCCCACTTGCCTAAGCGGTCAGCCTCGATCGCCTCGTGAAGCTCCCCGAAAGCGAGCATCAGAGAATGCCCGATGGTGTGAAGCTCATCCCAAAAGCCTTTAGCCACTGACCGCTGGTGGCAGTCCTTGGCGTAGCGGTTGAGTACGTCTACGTTGTAAAGTCTGTATGTCATAGTCGTTGCTATTTGATTTTGTATGCGTAGTAGGTGACGTTGCTGAGGTGCGTAATGCCTACCAGTGGGAGCGCATCAGAAAGCCTTTTGCCACCACGGCTAACAAACCCTTCAACAGGGGTGATGAGGTACACTGACGTGGACGCCTCGTTATAATCGGATGCGTAAACAATCTGCTCCACGCCAGCACCGATGCCCTCAGCGTATGACACCCTGTCTTTCGCGGAGAGCCTTTTCACCACAAGCTTGTTGCCTCCCCTAAGCTTTGGCTTTCCTTTGTACAGCTTGCAAAGCGCCATTATAACCATCTGCCTAAGCCCAAGCCTCGTGTATACAGGGAAGGTGCTTGACGACTTTCTCGAACAAGCCTCATCGAGACTATTAAGGTCGGCAAGAATGCCGTACAAAATTCCACCACCTGCGATATCGAGAAGGCTTGGCGTCATCTCTGAAAGGCTATAAAACATAATCTGTAGTTGGTTGTGGCATAGCGATCTGCACAAGCCCCTCGTGTCCGCTCAGCGTGATGTGGTAGTACCCGCCGTCCTCGGGGAACGTCCCCTCCCACTCGGGGAGCGGCTGCGCGCACTCCACCTGCTCGAGGTGTACGAGCTTGGCAATAATGAAGGCGTGCGTCAGTGGGGAGAGTTCGTGCTTTACGCCCGTCCAGCTCTCGAGGAGGATAGGGCGCTGGCCTACGTTGATGGCTCTAAGCACAGCGGTAACGGCGTCGATGTGTTCCATTTCTCTTGTTGTTGTTTGAGTTACTATTCTGTTTCGCCTTGATTTAACCGATCGGTTTAATCTATACCGCAAAGGTAACTAATATATTTTGATAATACAAGCGGTGATGCCAATTATATGAAAATTATTGGCGCGAAATACGCGTATTGCGGCCTTATATATAACATATTAAGATTGTTATAGGTGTTCTTCTTTGTTTGAAATTAGTATATTTGCCGATGTAAACTAAATGGTTTAATTCTAAGCATATAAAATATGAAAGAACGACTTCTCGAGGCACTCCGCTCCAAGTTCCCAGGA